GCCCCGGGGGGGGGGGCTCCCTTTGGGAGCCCCTTTCCATCCTTGAGGTTCACCTGCGCAATGCAGGACGTGAGCCTTGGCCCACATTGAACCTTGGAGATCATTATCGTGACGGTAACGACTACAACCAGATCGGAGATTAGGGAGCGATATACGTGGGAACAGCGAAAAGCTGGTTACACATGTAAGTCGCCGACCTATCTCACGGTTCCGGTCTACGTTGAAACCGTTGCGAATAATGACACCGCCACTCGTCCCCTTCCTGGGACGAGTCTCATCCTCAATCCAACTGCACAAGCCGTGCAGTATACAAAAGGGCGAGGCCTTTGCTCAGCTAAAAGCTTTGCTTGGGACCCTTACCCCTACTGTATGAGGACGAACTTCGTCTATAACTGCTTCGACACTCCTGGCTACTTGTTAGCCGTCGGGGTTGTTGAAGACCCGTCATGGGCGTTGGACGCGAGACTTAAGATAAAGGACCTTAGTCAAAACTTAGGTGCCTCAGTCTTTGAGTTTCGTGAGACTGCCTCGATGTTTGCGGCAGCCGGCAAGGCGGTAACGAAGGCCTGGAAGACTTACAGAGATGTTCGTCGTCTCAGGTTCAAAGGTCGGTTTACCCCGTGTAGTATTGCTGCGGCGGAGCTCACTGCTTCGTTTGGCATTAATCCCCTCCTTGGGGAGCTATACGACGGGATACAGACCTTGAATACGGCACTCGGCAAACCCCTATTGCGGCGCGTAGTCGTGACCAAAAGCTCCGAGAGTGCGGATGTTCTCACATCCCCTTTCGCGAACAATGGTTATAACATACAGCAATGCACAGGGGCTATAGCATACAGTGCCAAACGTTCGTGTCGCGCGATCTTGTACATCAGGCTTGTGCCTGATGCAGCCGACTTTACGATGGGCAATCCATTGGAAGTCGCCTGGGAGCTGGTTCCTTTCTCGTGGCTCGCTGACGGCTTAATTGACGTTGGTGGCTACCTGTCGAGCTTAGATGCTCTGAAGGATGTCCAGTCTGTTACAGGTACCGTGACTTGGAAAACTAGCGTCACAGCTAGCTCCCGTTTCGCGTGGAGTTCATACACTACCCCCGGCCTAACCGGTCGGTCAAGGTATGTATCACATTCCCGCGAGATTGCGACCGGTATACCGATGCCCGCCTTCCCAAGGTGGACGCCGAGCCGGTCTTGGAGAAAGATCATGCACGCTGTTAGCGCGCTGACTGTGATCAACAGCCGTTGTAAAAAGGCAAACTGGAGCTTTCCTTTTGCTCCATCCACCAACTTTAGGGGGTCTTGAACCCCGTTCAGGAGGCAGAAATGCCAACAGCAGCAGCAATCGTCCTTGCCGACGCAACCCCGAGCAATCATACCTTCTCACCTCTCAAGGTGACGGTTGAAAGCTCTCTCCTGGTTTCCCGAGAGGGAACCACCTCGGCTGGCAACCCGACGTTGATCATCGGCCTTTCGCAGGCCCATGTCAACCGGGCGACCAATAAGGTCTCTGTGCGCCTTAACCAACCCATCGAACAGACTGTTGATGGTGTGGTTTCGGTTCGGAGTACTCCGAGGTTCGAAGGCGTGTTCACCCTTCCGGATGACATGACCGAGGCGGAACGCACCGATTTCGCAGCTCTCGTGGAGAGCGCGGTGTCGGATTCCGTCGTCCAGGGTTACGTGACTGCGCTGGACCCGATGTACTAAGTTGTACATTGAAGGGTCTTGCCTTTTACGGACCTTGCCCTCCCGCACTTCGCCTGGGTGACCAGGTGTGAGTGGCGGGGGGATCGGTCCCGGTTCAGTGGAGATTTTTCTCGATATCTTGCTCCTCTATGCACAGAGATGTGCAGAGTGTAAGGTGGTTGAGAGGATAATCCTTGTAGCCGGGCTTTTGAACTGTGCCACGGAGACCGATTATGTCAGCCTCTGGAGCTCCCAGGTTATGCCTGGAAAGCGAACTCGCACTCCGCCTTTGCAGAGTTGTCGACACCCCAACCAGCCTTGCTGTTTTCCTCCTGATTCAAAACCAGGAGTGGCAGCAATTGGTGGAAAAGAAGATCGATCCGAAGAATTACCTAGACAGCGATGTCAGGCGGTTCAAGGACGACTATCTGGTGACGTCAATACTCCGCAAGAGCCCTAATATCCCTCTTGGGATAGATCGCATGGGCGTGGCTCTCTCATCCTTCTTGGATGCAGAGGGTAGTAATACCCAGACCAACGCTAGACTGTACGGAGCCAAGCACCCTGCTTGGTTCTATGATGTACAGCAACGCGCGCGTCTGATTCTCGGACCTCTGACTCCGTCAGCGTTAAATCGCATTTGGAGTCTTACAAGGTTCGGGCCTGGTGCTACTACTGGAGTGCCTGGTGAGCGAAGCGTCGCAAGCCAAAAATTCGATGCTACAATGCATCTGACCCATGGACTCATGCCTTTCGCCCGTTCTCTTATGGGCGACCTGTGGGCTAACCTCCAAAAGGTGAAACTCATAGTCAAAGGTAGTGGGTTCTTTACCGTACCCAAGAACGCTTTGACAGACCGCGGATGTGCGAAAGAGCCGACCCTGAACAGCTTTTTACAGCTGGGGATCGGTTCCTACGTTAAAACGCGGCTGCTGCGTTTCGGGACTGACTTGAGAGATCAGACGTGGAACCAGACCCTGGCGCTCCATGCGCAGGACTGGAGGTTGGCTACCTTGGACTTGTCCAAGGCAAGTGACACCATGTCAAGAGCTCTGGTGGATGAGCTGTTAACTTCTGAGTGGGCTTCGTTGCTATCCCTAGCGCGGAGTCCGTTCATGAAGCTGCCCGGAGATGCAGGCTGGCGTGAGCTGGCTATGCACTCCTCTATGGGCAATGGCTACACGTTCGACCTTGAGACGGTGATATTTAAATCCGTCGTAGAATCGATCGTACCACCAGACCTGTGGTGCTTCACTGGCGTTTATGGGGACGATATTATTTGTCCCCGCCAGTATGCCAAACAGGTGGTCAGTGCACTAGAGTACCTCGGCTTTAGTGTTAACGGTGCGAAGACACACTTGGCAGGTGTGTTCTTCGAATCGTGCGGGATGGACGTCTTCAATGGCGTCCCCGTCCGGCCATTCTACTGCAGCAGGGAGGAGGATTCTCCTATTCCCTATCAGCTGCAGCTCGCCAATGCGCTACGTCTTTGGGCAGAGATGCCCTCTGGCGAATGCGATGTTCGGTTTAGGGAAATCTGGACTTGGTTGTCCAAGAAAGTACCGAAGCTATGGCGGCACCCAGTACCGAAGGAACTAGGCGACACGGGTCTTCTTGTCTCTATTGAAGAGGCTCGACCCATGCCTGCCACGTACCTCTCGGAATACTACGGGTGGGAAGGCTATGTTGCTAAGCACGTTATCCTGAAAAGTCGCCTTAAAAAGCGGCCAACCTGGGGACACTTGCTGATGCAACTCGCACGAGCGGGTTCCTACCATGGCTGGTGGAGTGATCCTCCAGCGCGGACTTATGGCTCCGAGCCAATCCGCGGTCTATATGGTAGGCCCCGTACCGGGGTGGCTGTCGTCCTTTGGCAGCCGGGTCTTTGCTGGACTAATCCAGCGTAGTCCTCCGCATTT